TTTAAAAGTTACTTTGTATTTTTTCATTTCACCTCCGTTGTTACAACTTGTATTCCATAGCGATTCTCAAAGCACTGTCACACTTTGTTTTGAATAACCAATCATGAAGCTTTTCATAAACTTCATTTTTACCTTTACGATAGATCATGAGTCTATGATCACCGTGCCTAACATCGATGGAGAATTTTCCATCTTCATGTTTTATTTTTTCTATTTTTGTAGTCATAGGCCCTTGTACCATGGTCCAGGGACCCTGTACATTGGACAAAGTGTCGCACCTAGTTAAGAACTATTCTCAATTATTTTTTTTATATCAGGGTGGGCCCCGCCCACATGTGCGTAGTGATTTTTTATATAGGTGGGTGGGCCCCGCCCACAAGCTCTTCTCTACCTGCGACAATTTGTCAACTATCCCTGGTCCAGGGATCGTGGTACATGGATCTCGAAGGCTAACAACGAGCGTAGCCTAGGCTGGGATGAGGGGCTATCGATTGTTCTCTCCCAGTGTTAGTCTTCAAGATCCAAATGGATCACAACAACGGAGGTTAAAATGAAAAAAGAAATGTTGACTTTAAAAGTTTTAAACTGGAATGTTACAGTAGAACACTCTGGCAATAAATATTTTAGAGAACAAGAAGATGGAATGGCAGAATTACAAAGTTATTTATCTGATGCTATTCTAAACGGTGAGAGGAAAGGTTTCGTATCTTACGATAACTTTGAATGCTCATTTAACTGGGAGGTAAAATAATGTGGTACGTAATTAAGACTCTGCTGCTCCTGGGTCAAACAGCATTATTCATGGTCCTTGGTGCAGTGAATGCCGTCCCATTCACGGTGGCTCTCATCTGCGCAGCAGGCTCATTCGCCTGTGTAGGACTCAGCATCGCTCAAATGTTTACGGAGGATCTATGATGGATCTCCTGGTTGGGTTCGGGATCATGATGTTGATGGTCATGATGTACAAATGGGGTGCGACATTATTGACCACCTTATTAACGATTATGTAGTTGACTCCTACATAATCCTATGTTATTGTGACCATATGAAAGCAAAAAGAATAAAAGAGTTTACAAACTACAAGATGGATAACAGAGTCTATCAACTAAGAAGAAAGGTTATTGAAATGATTTATGAAGTGAAGAATGAGATCAGATCATTACCAAGAATCGATGTAAGAATCGGCAAGCACGACTGTTCCAAGGTCCTTGCAACGGCAGCACTGAACAAGAATATTATGTGGGTGACTGAAGATGCAATTGATCAAGGAGAAGATAGATTAAGGAATACAGTGTATCATGAACTGGTGCACGCAGTAACAGGATTCGGTCATGATGAAAGTTGTCCCCTGATGGAATCAAAAGCGAATCATGTACTGAACAAACAACAATGTATGGAGGCGCTGAAGAAGTATATTAAATAAGTCAATGCGACAAAGTGTCGCACCTGCTGCACAATGACCTGCGACAAAATGTCGCAGGTAGCAGAGAAGAGCATGTGGGCGGGACCCACCCAGAGCGCCTTCGGCGCTCTAATAGAGGTACCAGACCGATCTGAGAATTTGCGTTTTTTAAAAGGGGGGAGGGGTACAAATCAAAAAAAGGGATCCTAAGACTATACCCTTTATTGCTGGATTTATACAGTTAGTTCTGGTAAATACTTTCTGGTACCATAATTAAATATTATGCTTGATATAGAAAAAATAAATCAAATAGCGGATCCGAAAGTTAGAAAACAACTTAAGTTGGATATCTTGAAGAGCGCTAAAAAGAAAAAACAAAATGTTTTAAAGAGTGATTTTTTATCTTTTGTAAAACATATTTTTTAATCGTTTAAGAACCGGTGAGCTTAGAAGATTAATTATCAATATGCCACCCAGACATACCAAATCAGAATTTGCATCTTATTTTCTACCCGCTTGGATGATAGGAAATAATCCTAACTTAAAAATTATTCAAGCAACGCACACTGCAGAACTTGCAGTTCGATTTGGTCGAAAAGCTAAAACATTAATTGATTCGGAAGAGTACCAGGAATTATTCTCAACAAGACTTAGAGAAGATTCTAAAGCTGCAGGACGTTGGGAAACGGATAAAGGTGGAGAGTACTTTGCTGTGGGTGTCCAAGGAGCGGTAACCGGGCGAGGTGCTGATCTTTTAATTATTGATGATCCACATTCCGAGCAAGATGTTTATTCACCCAGTGCATTTGATAAAGCTTATGAATGGTATACTTCAGGTCCACGTCAGCGTTTACAACCTGGCGGAAGAATTGTTTTGGTTATGACGAGGTGGAGTACCAAAGATTTAACAGCACAACTTGTGAATGCTTCTGCAAAAGAAGACAAAGCAGATAAATGGGAAGTCATAGAATTTCCTGCAATCATGCCAGATGGAAATCCTGTTTGGCCAGAGTATTGGGAGTTAGAAGATTTATTAGCAGTGAAAGCTTCTGCTGGAGTTTCAAAATGGAATGCACAGTATATGCAAAACCCAACTTCGGAAGAAGGAGCAATTATCAAAAGAGAGTGGTGGCAAGACTGGGATAAAAATCACATGCCTCCATTAGAGCATGTCATTCAATCTTACGATACGGCTTTTATGAAAAAAGAAACTGCCGACTATTCTGCAATTACAACTTGGGGAATCTTTAGAGAGAACGAAGGAGATCCCCGACAATTAATTTTATTAGATGCATTAAAAGATCGTTTAGAATTTCCGGAGCTAAGGCGTGTTGCAAAAGAGCAATATGACTATTGGCAACCTGAAACCGTCTTAGTGGAAGCTAAGGCCTCAGGCCTTCCACTAACCTATGAGCTCAGACAGATGGGGATACCTGTTGTCAATTTCTCCCCCTCTAAAGGCAACGATAAACACACTCGTGTAAATTCAGTAGCCCCACTGTTTGAGTCAGGAATGATATGGGCACCAAAAGCAAAAGAGTTTGCTCAAGAAGTTATTGAAGAATGTGCTGCATTTCCATTTGGAGATCATGACGATTTAGTGGATTCTATGACCCAAGCGGTGATGAGATTTAGACAAGGAGGCTTGATTGCTCACCCAGAAGACTATATAGAGGAACCCTTATCTCACAAAAAGAGAACATATTATTGGTAATGGTAAAAACGAAATTAACAACGACGGTTCCTCCTAAAAGAGGACCCAACCCACAAGGCTTGAATATTCAAACTAATACTGTTAAAACAGTAAGACTGGAGAAAATTAATGGCAGAAATCGACAAAGCACTTCCAAACGAAGTTAGAAAAGAATTTGAAATTGAAGGTCCTCAAGAAGCAGTCGAGGAGAATATAGAGTTACAAGAAGAATTACCTAATCCAGGTGATACAGAAATTACACCAACGGAAGATGGTGGGGTAGAAATTAATTTTGAACCAGGAGCCTTCAACCAGGCTCAATCAGAAAATCACTACGATAATCTAGCAGAGTTACTACCAGAGGAAATATTGATGCCTCTTGGTTCAGAATTATATTCTAATTACATGGACTACCGATCTTCAAGAAAAGATTGGGAAAGAGCTTATACTCAAGGTTTAGATTTATTAGGATTTAAATACGAACAAAAGTCAGAACCCTTTCAAGGCGCATCAGGTGCAACTCATCCTGTACTTGCTGAAGCCGTCACTCAATTTCAATCTTTAGCTTACAAAGAATTATTACCTGCAAACGGACCGGTTAGAACTCAAATCATTGGAGCGATGACTCCACAAAAAGAACAACAGTCTCAACGTGTCAAAGAATTTATGAATTATCAAATCATGGATCAAATGAAAGAATATGAACCTGAGTTTGATCAGATGTTATTTTATTTACCTCTATCGGGTTCTGCATTTAAAAAAGTTTACTATGATGATTTATTAGGAAGAGCGGTTTCTAAATTTGTTCCAGCCGATGATTTAATTGTTCCTTACACCGCAACTTCACTGTTGAGAAAAAAGAACATGAATTAGAAGGAACAAAACAATCTGGAAGACCCGATGATGTATTCACTTTAATTGAATGTCATGTTAATCTTGACCTCGAGGGTTTTGAAGATCGAGGGCCCAATGGGGAATTAACAGGTATCAAATTACCTTACATCGTAACGATCGAAGCAAACTCTCGTTCGGTAATATCTATTAGAAGGAACTATGAAATAGGAGATCCTCAAAGAAAGAAAATTTCGTACTTTGTCCATTTTAAATTTTTACCAGGACTAGGTTTTTATGGATTTGGTTTAATTCACATGATCGGTGGATTATCAAGAACAGCAACAGCTGCTTTAAGAAGTTTACTCGATGCAGGAACATTATCGAATTTACCTGCTGGATTTAAAATGAGAGGGATTCGAATTAGAGATGATGCACAATCCATTCAACCTGGAGAGTTTAGAGATGTCGATGCTCCAGGAGGCAATTTACGTGATGCATTTATGCCGCTTCCGTTCAAAGAACCAAGTGGAACACTTCTTCAACTTATGGGTGTCGTTGTACAAGCTGGTCAGCGTTTCGCATCTATAGCTGACATGCAAGTAGGTGAGGGTAATCAACAAGCTGCAGTGGGAACGACAGTTGCATTGCTTGAACGTGGATCAAGGACCATGTCTGCGATTCACAAAAGATTGTATGCTTCATTGAAAAATGAATTCAGACTCTTATCAAGAGTCTTCAAACTTTATCTACCGGAAGAATATCCTTACGATGTTGTGGGTGGACAAAGAATGATTAAGCAAACAGACTTCGATGACAAAATTGATATTGTTCCAGTTGCAGATCCAAATATCTTTTCGCAAACGCAGAGGATTTCTTTGGCGCAAACCGAACTACAATTAGCTCAATCGAATCCACAACTCCATAATCTGTATGCCGCATATCGAAATATGTACGAAGCATTGGGTGTGAAGAATGTGGATCTAATTCTAAAGAAACCACCACAACCGATGCCTAAAGATCCATCACTCGAACATATTGATGCATTATCAGGAAAACCTTTTCAAGCATTTAAAGGACAAGATCATAGAGCTCATATCACAGCTCACCTACATTTTATGGCAACCAATATAGCAAAGAATGCACCTATTATTGGTGGAGCATTACAGAAAAATATTTTTGAACACATTAGTTTGATGGCTTTGGAACAAGTTGAAATGGAATTTCAAGAAGAGATTATGCAATTACAAATGATGCAACAAAATCCTCAAGCTATGCAGGATCCACAAATGCAACAACAGGTTATGCAAGTTAATATGAAGATTGAATCCAGAAAAGCTGTCCTCATTGCTGAAATGATGGATGAATATATCAAGGAAGAAAAGAAAATTAATGGTGATTTTGGTAATGACCCAATTGCGAAGTTAAGAGCAAGAGAACTTGACATTAGAGCACAAGAAAATGCTCGTCAAAAAGAGGTTGATGATGAACGATTGAACATTGATAAGATGAAAGCAATGATGAATCAGATGACAGACCAACAAAAACTAGAACAAAACGAAGAATTAGCTAATTTAAGAGCCGATACTTCAATAGAAAAAACTGTTTTACAGCACGCATTAAAGAAAAATGACGGTTAGTAGGGGTCAAATGGGAAAACAGACAGAAAAAGGGCGTTCTAAAGTCAAAAAAGTGATGAAGGAATACAAAAAAGGTAAATTGACGATTGGAAAATCTAAAAAACCTGTTAAAAAAAGAAAACAAGCAATCGCAATTGCGCTATCAGAAGCGGGATTGTCTAAAAATAGGAGAAGAGCATGAAAAAAATGGAAAAAGGTAACACCGAAGTAGGATATCCTAACGGTGGAAAAGAAATTCCTACTCCAAAAGCTGGCGAAGTTATGACTGAAGTCGTAAAAGGCCAGAAAAGAGTTTTACCAGAGAAAAAAAGAACAGCTAAGTGGTACTAATATGTGGCTGAGTGCTATTAAGTTAGCTATTCAAGCTGGCTCACATATTTACAAAAACCGACAGCAGACAAAAATGCTTATGTCTGATGCACAGAAACGTCATGCAGAAGCTATGGCTAAAGGTGAAGCTGACTATCAAGGCAAATTATTAGAATCACGAAATTCGGACTGGAAAGATGAATTTATTTTGCTATTATTATCGGCGCCTATCGTTATGTTAGCGTGGGCCGTGTGGTCGAATGACCCGACAGCGATGGACAAGATGAAATTATTCTTCGAATATTTTTCAGACTTACCTTTTTGGTATCAAACCATATTTGTGGGAGTTATCGCTAGTGTGTACGGTTTGAAGGCAACAGATTTAATTAAGAGGAAATAATATGGG